CTGTTATTGATAGTGGTATTACTATCAATTTTACCAAAGTATTAAGTGATGCAATCGATACACCAAACGACAGCATTTTTAGAAAGAATGTTTCCAAAGCATTAGATACTTCTCTTGACGAACCCACTGACGTATTAACTCAATCAGTATCTAAAGCACTTTCTACAAATTATTCTGGAATGCAAGATGCCACAGCTACTTTAGTGGTGGGTAAGGCACTTTCTACTTCTTATTCTGGAATGCAAGATGCCATTAGTACTCGTGAGGTTTCTAAGGCATTAGCAACATCACAATCAATAGCAGATAGTGATGTTATAACCACAACTAAATATCTAACAAGTACATTATCAGAACAGACTGAAGCTGGTTATGTTGGATTAAATCCATATGCTGGTCAAGATATTTTTGCTGCTGAATATTCTGTTGGCTCAAGAGCGTCAACATTTACTACACCGTAATCTAAAGGAGATTTTATGAACTTACAAAAAGTTACTGAAGAACTAAAAGCAACTGGTCTTGTTAAGATCGTTCACACAAACGCAGCTGGCGAACTCGTTAAGGAATTTAATGTTCCTAACCTAGTAGTTACCGCAGGAAAAGGGCATATTGCTGCTAAAATTGCAGCAACAACAAACTCACCTGCAGCTATGACTCACATGGCTATTGGTACTGGTACATCAACTCCAGGTGCTTCTGATACTGCGCTTGGAACACAAACTGGTCGTGTATCACTATCAGGCTCTGTTGTTTCTACAAATACAATCACTTATACTGCTACTTTCCCAGCAGGTACTGGTGATGGTGCTATTACTGAAGCTGGTATTTTTAATGCTTCTTCTGGTGGTACTATGCTTTGCCGTACTACTTTCCCAGTTGTAACTAAAGCATCTGGTGACACTATTGCAATCACTTGGGTTGTAACAGTAAGCTAATTTAAAATTTAAGTTTAGGGTTCGTAAATGGCGACATCATCCTCTCTAATTAAAACCATTCTGCACAAGTCATTGGCAGAGGGTGTGTATCGAGATGTAGTAACTAGAAGTTCTAACTATTACTATTTTCTTGGTAAAACTTTGGCTTGGGGTGATGAGCTAAACCCTCCTTATCCTGTAGATAGTTATGCATATGAACGATTAGTTCGTTCAGATATTATTACATTAAAACAAATTAGTCCAACTGATGTTTCTTTTGTTATTCCAAGAAGAAACTGGGTATCTGGACTAGTTTATGATATGTATGATGATGAATACTGCGACGAAATTCTTGGTCTTGATATTATTTCTGGTGGAACATCATATACATCTGTTCCAACAATTACCATTTCAGGGGGTGGTGGAACAGGTGCTGTTTTTACAGCAGCTATTTTTGACGGACAGATTGTTGATGTTGATTTAGTGTCTAGAGGTTCTGGATATACTTCTACTCCTACAGTTGCTGTTACAGGTGGTGGTGGCACAGGTGCCAACTTAAGAGCAGTTCTTAATCTTGCAAACTCAGGTGTAGACAAATTAGAAGATGCTCAGTTTTATGTTATGACTGAAGACTTTAACGTCTATAAATGTCTTGACAATAATAACAATTCACAGTCTACTGTCAAACCTCTTGGTACTTCTGTTAATCCAATTGAAACATCAGATGGATATCGTTGGAAGTACATGTACAACGTACCTATTAATTTAAGAAATAAATTTTTATCTGACTCTCAGATTCCAGTTATTTCTGCTTTAACTAATCAGTTTTATTCAAATGGTACTTTAGATAACATTATCATTAACAATAAAGGAACTGGTTACTCAGCTGCAACTATTACTGTCAATGGTGATGGTTTCAGAGTTGAAGATCCAACATTCTTAACAGCTGTTACAGTTAGCGCAGGTGGTAGTGGATACACAACACCAACACTAACTATTGGCGATCCAGTTTCTGATGCGACTGCGTTTACCTCAAACTCTAGTGTATTTTTAAGTCAAAGAATTTTTAATACAGATTTTGACTTTTATGAAGTTGTATCTCCAGGAACATTATCAGCAACTGCACCAAGCCATAGATTGGGCACTGTTCAAAATGGTACAGCTGCATTAAGATTTGTTGGCACAAGAGCCAAGGGTACTGTGTCACTAACTGCACCAACTATTTCTGGTGTTGTTATCTCTGGTACTGGTGGGCAATTTACTTGCACTGCAACTACTTTAGCAGTTAATGATTTAATTGCTATTTCTGGAACATTTGGTGGTACTGGTAGTATTACTGGTTATTCAAACCCAACTACATATAAAGTTTCTGCTATTACTGGCAGCGGTTCTTCTGTAACAGGATTTACTTTAAAAACAACTGGTGATTCAGCGATTGTTACTACTGCAGGAACTCCAACTGGTTTAACATATTCTAATAATTCAAGAAAAGCTGTTAGTGCAGTAACTTTAACAGGAGCAGTTAGAGAGGTAGATTTAGTTACAGGTGGTTCGGGATATACTACTGCACCTGTTGTTACATTTTCAGGTGGCGGTGGTTCATCAGCGGTTGGTACTGCAAAAATTAATACTGAAACAGGCACTGTTCTTTATGTAACCATTACTAATCCAGGAGATAATTATACCAGCGATCCAGATGTGCATTTTGGTTCTGCGTGGACTTCTGGTGCCACTGTATTAATTGGTCAACAATATTATGTTTCAACTAGACTGTATACAGTAACTGCTGCTGGAACTTTTAGTTCTACTGCACCAACACATACTTCTGGATCTGCCACTAATGGAACTGCAACATTAGCATATGCAGGACAACCAGCCAGTGGTACTGTTGTTCGTAGATTTGGTGCTGGATATTCTGCTGCACCAACAATTTCTATTAATGAAAGTGGAGCCAGCGGTGCTGTCGTCGCCTTCCAAACATCTAAATCTGAAGCTAAATTATTACCAATTCTAGAAAATGGACAGATCGTAGGTGTTACTGTTGAAAACTCTGGTATTGGTTATAGTACTGCTACCATAGCAGTTTCTGGAGATGGCACTGGAGCAGTACTAGTTCCAGACCTTAACGTGGGTAATATTGCATCACTACAAGCTAATAATGAAATTTTAACTGTTGGTGGAACTATTAATGCCATTAAGATTATTTCTGGTGGTTATGGTTATGGTGTTGCTAATATTGAAATTCAAGGTGACGGAACTGGGGCGACTGCTACATCAACTATTGACAGTGCCACTGGTAGAATTACTAAAATTAATATAACCAATCCAGGACAAAATTATACGTTTGCCAATGTGGTTATTGATGGTAATGGTAAAGCAGGAAAACTACGTGCCATTATGGCTCCATTTGGTGGACATGGTAAAAATGCTCCAGATGAATTGTTTGCTAGAACATTAATGTTTTACTCAAACGTATCAACAGATTTAAACCAAGGTGTTGCTGTAAATAACGATTACCGTCAATTGGGTATTATTAAAAATCCAAGAGGATACGGTTTAGATACTCGTTTCCAAGGTGGTCTTGGTTCGGGTTGTTTTATTGTTGAAGGTAACATTAATACTACTTTCTTCCCAAGAGATACAAATATTACATTAAATAGAATTATTGATGGTGATACGTTTGAACGTAGATATCGTGTGGTTGCATCATCATCCTCAAGTGCTCTTTTACAGTCATTGGATAATGATATTCCAATTATTAACGATATTTTTGAGAATGATGGAGGACAGACTTTTACAGCTTCGTCTGTTGGTAATCCAACCATTGATAAATATTCTGGTCAAATGATGTTTATTGATAACAAAGCAGGATTCACTCCTTCTGCAGATGAAACTGTTACTCTTAGAACTGTTATCAGATTCTAATTATAAATAGAACAGAACTAACCATAGAGAAGATTAAAGAATGACAATCAATTTTAATACTGAACCATATTACGACGATTTCTCAGAAGATAATAAATTTTATCGAATTCTGTATCGTCCAGGATACGCTGTTCAAGCAAGAGAACTGACACAAATGCAGACTATTCTGCAGAATCAAATTTCTCGTTTTGGTGATCATGTATTTAAAGAAGGTTCCATGGTTATTCCTGGACAAACTTCTATTGATAACGATATTGCTTATGTTCAATTAGAGTCTACTTTTGGCGGTGTTTTAACTGACACTGTTATTGAAAACTTTTTGGGTTTAACGATTCAAAACTCTTCTGGTTTACAAGCTGAAGTTATCTTCTTCACTAAGTCTTCTGGCGCAGATCCATCTGCTCTTTATGTTCGTTATAAAAACTCTGGAGATAATAATACTACTCGTGTATTTGCCGATGGTGATGTTATTGAAGACGTTGATAGCACTTATAGTGTTCAAGCTGCAGCGACATCTGCCACAGGCAAAGGTTCTTTAGCTACTATTACTCGTGGTGTATATTACATCAAAGGACACTTTGTTCTTGTAGAAGATCAGACTATAATTTTAGATAAGTTTTCTAATACACCATCTTATCGTATTGGTTTAGTTGCAACTGAAGAGATTATTACTGCCGAAGAAGATGAATCTTTATTCGACAATGCACAAAACTCATTTAACTTTGCTGCTCCAGGTGCGCATCGTTATTTTATTCAAGCGACTTTAACTAAGTTAGCAATCGACAGTGTTTTAGATACAGACTTTATTGAGTTAATTCGCACTGGTGATGGGCAAGTTAAAAAAGAAGTTCGTAGAACTGAATATGCAGTTCTTGAAGAAACTTTTGCTCGTCGCACTTATGATGAGTCTGGCAATTATACAGTTCGTAACTTTGAAATTGATGTTCGTGAATACCGCAGTAATAATCGTGGTGCTTGGACATCTGGTAGAGTTTATTTAATCGGCGACGTAGTAACCAATGATGGTAAAACATACGTAGCTAAAAATAGTGGCACTGCTTCATCGAGCACTGCGCCTGTTCATACATCTGGTTCTGTATTTGACGGTCCAGGTAATACAGGTATTCAGTGGGAATATAACGAAGCACCAGTCTACAATCGTGGCATCTACTCTCCAGGAAATAGCGATACTTTATTAGTTCAACAAGCCAATGAAGCAAAACTTGCTGTTGGCTTAGAGCCAGGAAAGGCATACGTACAAGGTTACGAAATTGAAAAAGTATCTACAGAATATGTTCCTGTACAAAAATCTCGTGATTTTGTTCAAGTAGAAAATGCAGTTATTCCAGCTACTGTTGGTAACTACGTACTAGTCACTAACGTAAATAGTTTACCACCAGTCGATACATTTGGTGAAGTTCAGTTATACGATAGAGTAACATCTGCCGTTGGAACTGCTCCAAGTAGTGCTACTTTACTTGGTACTGCACGTGTTCGTTTAATGGAATGGCATAATGGTACAATTGGCACTCAGGCTGCTCAATACAAACTTTCTTTATTCGATATCAAGCTAAATGCTGGTGTTGACTTTGCTCGTAAAGTTAAATCATTTTTCTTTAACGTATCAAGTGACGCTAATCTTTCTTTCTCTGCAGATATTCTTCCAGTTGCAACTCGTTTAAGAGGTTCAGTTAGCATCACAACTACTGCAGTTACTGGTGCTGGTACTTCGTTCCAGACAGACTTTATTGCTGGTGATTATATCCTAGTAAATGGTGTTTCATACCGTATTGCAAGTATTGCTTCTCAAATTGGAATGACTCTTACTGCTGGTCCAGGGTCTTCTATCAGTGGCGCAGCTTACGATCGTGTATCAACCACAATTCTTGAACCAGAAAACACTAGCTTAATTTTCCCACTTCCATACTATGCTATTAAAGATGTTCGTTCTGCTTTACTTACAAACGATACAATCTACACTGTTTATGAAAGATTCTCTGGAACTGCCACAACTTCAGGTTCGCCTACGCTAACTGTTTCTACTGCGAGTGGAACGATGGCTTCTGCTGCTGAAACGGATAACTACATCGTTGTTCGTAACGATGCAGCTGGTGGTGGTGCGATCGTACAACCGACTAGCATCACAGTATCTGGTTCTGGTGTAACTTTTGGATTAGATTCTTCTCTGTCTGGTCTAAACATGTTAGTTATTGGTGCTGTTAATAAAAGCGGTGCAGTCCTAACAGAAAAAGATAAAACACTAGAATCTGGTGCCACAGTTACATTTACTACTGCAGCTGCTGCACAGAAAAGTGAACTTCTACTCGGTAAAGCAGATGGATACCGTGTCTTGTCCGTAAAAATGAAGTCTGGAACATTTGCTTCTCCAGGTGCTACATATTCTATTGATATTAGCGATCGTTATGATTTTGATACTGGCCAAAGAGCAACTCACTATGATGTAGCAAGATTAATTCTTAAAAATTCTTTTGCTCCGCCAGTAGCACCTATCGAAGTAACATTTGATTACTTCTCTCATTCTACTGGTGACTACTTCACAGTAAACTCTTATCCTGCAAACGTAGATTACAAAGAAATTCCACAATATCAAAGAAACTCTTTACGTGATTCTATAGATTTCCGTCCACGTATCAATGACGCTGGCTCTGCATTCTCAAGCACAGGATCTTCTGTTTCATTAGTACCAAAACGTGGTATTGATATTGTAACTGATTTTACATATTACCTAGCACGCAAGACAAAAATTGCTATCGATTTTGGTGGTAACTTTTTTGCAATTGATGGGGTGTCATCTTTAAGCCCTGGAGAGCCATTAGATCCTGCTCTTGGTTTAATTCTTTATAATTTAACTTTAGAACCATATACTTTTGGTACAAGTAGCACTAACGTACAAATTGGTAAGAATGATAATAAGCGTTATACAATGCGTGACATTGGTAAACTTGAAAAACGTATTGACAATCTTGAGTATTACACATCACTATCACTATTAGAACAACAGACAGAGTCATTAGAAATTATTGATTCTGTTGGTGATACAAGATTTAAAAATGGATTCATTGTAGATGGTTTTGCTGGTCATAATACTGGCGATACAACTTCTTCTGATTATATTTGCTCGATTGATATGGAAAACGCAGAGTTACGTCCATTCTACTCAATGCAAAATATTAACATGATTGAGAAAAATTCAAATAATACTCAACGTGCTTCTGGTAACTATAAACTTTATGGTGATGTAATTACATTGCCTGTTTTACAAGATTTACCACTAATCACTCAAGCGTATGCCTCTCGTTTAGAAAATATCAATCCATTCGCTGTGTTCACTTTCTTGGGTGACGTTAAAATCAACCCATCTTCAGATGATTGGTTTGAAGTTGATCGTCGCCCAGAATTAGTGGTAGACGTAGAAGGTAACTTTAACACTATTAAAAATATTGCTGAAAAAGCTGGTGTTCTTGGAACAGTTTGGAATGCTTGGCAGACTCAGTGGACTGGGTCTTCTGTTGCTTTAACAACTTCAACTAGAAATATTGTTGATCGTTCTAGACAGCATGCATCTAGTGGTGCTGCAGATTCTGGATGGATTCGAGATGTAACAACTGCTACAGTTGCAACTCAAATTGGTTTAGCTAGAACTGGTGTTAGAACTTCTTTAGTGACTCAGATCGATAGACAAGTTGTTGGAGATCGTGTTCTTTCTACAGCTGTAATACCCTTAGATCGGAAGA